AGCCAGACACATTTCATGTTCAGCGCACGCTTCATGTCCGGTGTGATCCTGCCTTTACAGGCCGGGCACTGTAGAAACGCGGCTTCACTAGCCAGCACGGGATCGCTGCTGTCGCGGTACCCGGTCATATTGTCCATTTCCGGCTGGAAATACTCCCCACAATGCGGGCATGGCCAGTAAAGGCGGCGGCGGTCGCCACGGTTATAGAGTGATAAAATTCCGGTAGTTGGAGGGGCTTCATGAGGCGTGGTTCGCCGCCATTTTGTGTCTCTGATATCCCTGCCGGGTGAACTCTCAACCAGCGTCATCCCGGAGGACATGAATGTCGTGGTACGTTTCGACGCCAGTGAAAAAGCGTCGCCCTCCCCGTCGATATCTTCAGGAAAACGGTCGTAATCCGTCAGCGCCACACTTTTATAGTCAGAGGACGACATGATATTGACGGATGGCCAGCCGAGCTTCAGATAGTTACCGGCGCGGAATGTACGATCGTAGACGTTATTATCGTTACGCCTCGGACTTAACCGGTTTTTAACTTCAGGACTGCAGCGAAAAGTACGGTCCAGACGTTTTTTTGAATGCTCGCGCGCCTTTTCCTCTGATACCTGAATGACGAGCATATCTGCCGGATCGCAGACGATGTTATAGACAATCCATCCGTCAATCAGCCCGATGGTTTTACCCGTTCGCGCCGGGCCAACAAACACAACCGCATCGTATTCACGTGAGGCCAGGCAATTCATCGGCTCAATCACATAAGGTGCAAGATCTGGGTCCCATGGAACGGAGTTTCCTGCCCCCATTGGCACGCGCATATATGTACCGACCGCATCGGCCACCGGCATACGACGCGGGGCACGTAAAATACCGGAAACATCGCGGCGGATGCCCCTGGCGGATGCCCGCTTTGCCATCAGTCCTCCTCTGGCTCTTCCTCCTCTGTTTCAGCGTCCTTTACCCTCTCCGCCATCTGGTCGCGCAGATCATCGATAACGTTTTGTACGCGGGAAACCGCAGTCGGCGTTAATGCGCAGTCGCGTTCGAGTATGTCAGGGAGAGTTTCAAGTACCATGACGACGGCTTTCGCCATCAATGAGAATTCACGCGCCACTTCATCAGCGGGTATTAACTGCCCCGTATCTTGTTCAAACTTCAGCCTCTCGTTCTCTGCTTTCCAGTGAGCGAGCCTGTCGGATGGATCCATATCGTCGATATTTGTCGACACGGTGGGGATCATCAGTTCGGTCAGAATGTCTGTAACCAGATAGAGTTTTAATTTGCTGTTGCTGCCTGGCGCAGGTTCGACATTTTTCAACCTCGCGGCAACCGTCTGACGGTGTACGCCGGTTATCCCGGCAAGCTGGTTGATATTCAGTTTTAATGCGGCGATTTCCTGGTCCATGATGGTGAACACTTTTTAAACGATTCGACATCTTGCGAAAACGGCCCTTAAATAAATCAAAGACCTGCATAAATGATGATGATGACCTTAGATCGCAAAAACTAGCCGTTTTCCGCGCGCCAGCCGCCCCGTGGTAAGCCACCCCGCCGGGAGGACCCTAATTATAATAGTAGTGAAGTTTCATATAATTGATTTGATCTGCACATATGTAGAAGCATAAATATCCATACTATCATTCACATACAGACAAAATCATGCTGTGACCTCACCGCGTTGCGGTGTGGTTCTCAGCTGAAATACTATTTTTCGATGTGCGCGTGCAATACAGATGATAAAGCCGCACGATGGCGGCTACTGTCTGAATATCAATGTGTCGCTCCGCTTCAAACCAGGTTAAAGTGGTCGATACAATACTCTAAAATCATAGAAGCCTCTTATCATTGATGTCACCACTAGGAGCTCACTTTGCCAATACTACAAATTTTAACACGGTATGATTAAGAGGTCAGATAACAATTAAACCAGTGTTTTTATGCACAAAAACATTACACATCATTATGTAACTTCATGTTATCTAACCAATCGAATTATAATTATTTGATTTTTTCCTAAAGTAGACGCGCAAAATTTAAAAAACGATAAAAAAACATACACAATAGGATATGAATTTTCTCCAGCCATATAAAAAATGACTGGGGATAGTTATTCTAATTATTAACCGAACCTAATCCAATTACATCAGCACCAGGTGTGTTCGCTTTGAATAACTCTCCAATTTGCTGGGTTGTGATTATTGTCACCTGCAGGAAAACGCAGTCTTGAAAATTGCAATTTTCAAATGTAAGAACTCCTGGCAAATGAATTTCACGATTGATGTTAGGTATGGCGAGAGTTGAGCCAGATTGAATGAACTGACAGCCATTATAATTCCCCCCTAGAATACCTATCGTCAGAGGCCCAACTAATCTGCACCTCCTAAATGTTTTATCTTTTTGAACCTCCCCCATTGGCAGTCGTAAATCCTCTAAATGAATTACTTGGTCCTTAAAGTTTTCCGCTAGCGGATTAGTCTCCACCTTAATATTTGAAAGTACTGAATAATATTTACCCTTCTCTCTCAACAACACGGAGGAGTTATAAAAATAAAGCACCAAAACAATTGCAAGAGCTGATAAAAGGAAGCAAATAAAAGCACCAAAATAACCAATAGATTTGAACGCAGGAGTTATTATTGAAAGAAATGCGGAGACCGAACCAAATGCAAGTATAATTATTACGATAACGAGATGATATAATTTCTCAGCTATGGAGTACATTGAATCGAATTCTTTTAGGGAATCCTTAATCTTTCTAAACATATCACCCCCCTTGTTTTTTTAATATTCTCCTTTTTTTACATAGATAATGCAACTAGGTTTTTGTATGTTCGCTAATGAAAACAACACTTTTTCGCAGTAGCTAGCGAATACAGTCTTAGCAAAGGTTAAGTATCCACTATCTTTGCATATGTTACATATGGCAGTTCGCCTGCCACGCTTTGTTATGAGCCAGGATGTCTTTCTTCGTCTAGCGGTCCATCACATCAAAATCGAGATCAGTCAGGTAGATTGTTTACCCTGTCGCACCATCCCCTCTATCGTTACTGTACCCAGCATAACGAAACCGTTCACCAGCTCAGGTTGACGTCGTGACATCTTGCCCGTGAAGGTATCTCCTGTTTGGGTGGTTAGCGTGATTTGGTAGATGTCGGACATTGATAGCCTCTTTATCCGCTTCGCCCAATAAATTCAAAAAATTAGTCTGTTACGGTTAAATTATCTAATGATCTTGCCGATACCTATGTTAATCCCACTTTAAAAGGAAAAACTGATGTTAGGACTTTATGGCGGAGCAACAGGTTTAGTTATCGAATTAGCAGTAAAGAAAGCTATTGAAGCCTTTAGTAAAAAATCAACTGATGTCGCGCAGACCACGGCGCAACTATCAGATGAAGCAAGAAAGGCAGAGCTTCAATCGTTAGTTTTCCAGTCTCAGGCAAAAGTCCAACAAGAGCTTGCTATCGCAAGAAGAATTCTCGCAGCTGAAGAAGTTGAAATCGAAGAGTTCTATGATGGTTCTGCCTCGGCAGAAATAGGCGCTAAAGCATCAACAGAGAAAGTTTCTTTTGGACTTAATGGCGAGGGACGGAAAATCACCAAACGCATCATTAAATTCAAGGGCTTCAATAACCAGATTGAACACACATTACAGGAAATCGATAGTAGTACGGTTGAAATCATGGACCCGCAGTAGCAATAAAAATTTGGTAATAATGCCCAACATTGCCATTACAATGAACATTACCAGGTAATGGCAATAAAAACCGCCCGAAGGCGGCTATGTTCATGTTGACCAGATGACCTCAACTCCTGACTTAGCGAAAGACGCTAAATCAGCATTAACACGACACATAAATTCCTCATTATCTTTAGGCACTGATATGAATCCGCGTTGCTTGTCTGTCCACATTGTGTTGCCAATCTCCCTGACTTGAAACGTCAAGTTTCCGCTATGGTGGCAGATCATACGCGCATAAATCTTAGTCATCAAAATTACCTCAGTATTTACCGATAATTTTATCGGCAAAAAGAAGGATTACTTTAATTTAAGCACTGCTGCCGGATGTAGTCCTGCAGGTATTTAACCTGTTTGGTCACTGTTTCAATTCGTTCTCTGAGGGTGAAATAATCCCGTTCAGCGGAGTCAGTAAGTTGGGGGCCGGAAGCATCGCCCAGGCCGCCGGTGCTGGTCGCTCCGTTCGCGGGACAGTTTGCTTTGAGTTGCAGGCGCTTACGGCCAGCAATGACATCGCTATGCAGACGCTCAATAGTTTCATTCGCATCGGACAATTCCTTCGTGTATTTGCCATCCAGTGCAGCGACATCACGCTGGCGGGTCTGCATGTCTTTAATGGTGGCGTTCGCTAGGCTGAGCTGTTCAGTTGCTTTATCGCGCTGTTCTTTGAAGGTAATGGCGTTGTCGCGGTAGTGGTTAATCGCCAAGACCATCGAAACCAGAAGGAAGGTAACTACAGCGCAGATGATTGCTGTTAACCGAATCACTGGTCTATCCCCCAGCATGCTAGCGCGCTTTCCTGATCCCGTCGCTCAACCTGACCATAGCAGCCATTCTTCTGGCCTTTGGTCAGGCGGCAATCACGCCCACTGTCTTTAATCCACCAGTGGATAGCATCACACGCTCCTTTCCGGTCACCAGCATTGATACGCTTGTAGAACGTGGAAGGAAAGCACTTACCCGGCCCGATGTTGTACGGGCAGAAAGATGCGATCCCGGCCTTCTGCGGTTCGGTAAGCGGTACCGTAATATTGCGGTTAACCCACGCCAGAGCTTTATTGCGTTCGATGGCGTTCACCTGATTGCATTTCGCCTGTGTCAATTTCATGCCCTGCACAACCGGTTTACCATCAACCACCGTGGCGCCGCGGCAAATAGTCCAGATACCACCGCCATCTTTGTACGCCGTGAGGCTGTTGCCCTCTTTCTCATTCAGGAACTGATCGAGGATGGTCGGTGCAGATGCGCCAGCAAGCACCAACCCCAGAACAGCCGCGCTCAACTTTGCCCGGTTCCCCATTACTCACCTTCCTTTTGTAATGCCTCGACAACCACGCTTGCCGCAGCCGGACGTTCGTGAAGGGGTTTATCACCGACCCCTTTTAGGTAGTCATTAACCATTTTCGTTCGCTTCTCGTCCTCTCTACGCCTGCGGTGGGCATCCACCCGTCCATTGACGTAGGAGGCAAACGAGATAAGCAGACCAGCGGCGCCAAAGAACATGAACACCAGATCCTGGGTGGTAAATCCAATGGCTGACGCCAGAGTTGCTACCCACGCGAAGAACTGT